TACAAATTTGGGTAATACCGAATTACATTTGCCTGCTTGTGCATTTGCTACTTTGCCTTTTAAACATTGGCGTGGTAGTATGCGATTCCGTTTTCAAGTTGTATCGTCGAATTTTCATAAAGGTCGCTTGGCCATTATGTATGATCCGGCGAGTGCTAGTTCGTTTCAGTATGAATACAACACGAATTACACAAGAGTGATTGATATAGCGGAGGAAAAGGATTTTACTGTAGAAATAGGATGGGGATCATCCTATCCGTATTTGGAATGTCAAATTCCCGGTGCGACTGGAGTAACACTCCCATACAGTAATGCTTTGTTAGCACCAGTTTTAGACAATTTTTGTAATGGATATTTATCAGTTCGTGTTCTTAACGAATTAACTGTACCGAACAGTACAGTTGATAATGACGTTCAAATTAATGTTTTTGTTTCAACTGGAGATGATTTCGAAGTATTTAATCCTACTGATGAAGGTTTGCGTGCCATGACGTATTTCCCAGATCCAACTTTGGAGGGTCAAGGTGAAATTACTTTTTTGGATCCGCAAGCAAGTGTTGAAGAGGTTACTGATCTCGACAATGCGCCAGAGGCTTCCAAACCTATGCAAGAAAATAACAATGAAGAAATGGCGGCGACATTGGATTTGCGTGATGGTATGAGTTCTATTTGCTTTGGCGAAAGAATAGTGTCTATGAGACAATGTCTCAAAAGATATCAATTGTCAACAGCATACTCCCTTTCAGGGAGTAGATCATTATTCAAGCGAGTCATTAACGACTTTTTTGGATATCGTGGGTATAGCCCCACAGGAATTCATTCCACATCTACAGCAGACCCATACAATTATTATTTTACGGATTTACTTCATTATTTGACACCAGCATACGTTGCAAGACGTGGTGCCATACGTAAAAAATTTTTGTACAATGGACAAGGGCAATCCAGCGGTGGGACACGAGTTGAGACAGATCAGATGTATATGTCTGTAACGCGTGTACCAACTGATCAATCGTATCAGGAGGGTTATGTAAGTCAACCTTCCACAACAACGATAGAATCAGCACCGTATGATTTAATTCAAAATGAATCACCTTCATGGCCTGGGTCTCACGTCACTATTGTGAATGTGAATCCCGCTTTAGAAGTGGAATTCCCTTATCAACAGAACCGTCGTTTCTTGTTTGCCCGTTCAAATATAACTTCCGATACGGATGGGCAAGGAATGGAAGTGACAGCCAATGTTTTTAATGTATCAGGGTATGTGTCTATACGTGAATACACATCCGTGGGGGAAGATTTTCAACTATCTTTTTTCATGGGGGCCCCGATAATGTATTATCAATTGGCTAATCCAATACCTTAATGGTATAATTGACCTGCCGGAGCGCGTGCGTTCGTCAATAAAAGCCGGACTCTCATGAGGAGTATAAACTCATGGACAAATCCAAGCCAGTGGCGGCTTGGTGGGGTACCAT